AGGTTTTATACCATTTTGCAAAACTCCAGTTAAGAGCTAGGACCTAGGACCTTCTTGTCGTTGTCTCGGGTGAACCGGAGGTTCTTGTGCGGCCGTGGGCAATTGGATCATGCCGCGGTCAGACCCGCTGCTGGCGGACGGCCCCGGAGGCCGCCGCCTGTGTCGGTCCTCCGCCGGCCGGGCGGAAGGCGAGCACCAGCGAGGCCATCGCGCGGTCGAACTCGGCGCGGTGGTAGTCGCGCAGGCGGCTGTACATCGACTCGCCGCCCGTGCGGTGGCTTCGGCCCAGCGCTATCTCAAGGGCCCTGTGCGCGCAGGCCAGGCGGAGTTGGGCGGGGTTGGCGATGCGCCGCAGGTCCGGCAGGTCGCGGCCGGCGTCGGCGAGGAACCACGCCCCCGCTGCCTGGCCGCCGAGGCGGTCGCGGAAGATGGCCGAGACCTTCGCCAGCACGTCCTCGCCCGCGAGGCGGATGAACTCGCCGCAGCCGGCCGTGGCGTCGTAACCGCTCAGGGCCTCGATGCCGTCCCAGAGCGTGTCCAGGTCGCTGTCCACGCACAGGGCGGCCTGGACCGGGCAGACGTCGTCGGCCAGGTGCTGGTGGAGCATCAGCGAGCCGGACAGGCCGCTGTTATTGACGGCCGCGAGGGTCAGCTCCACGGCCGACTCAGGCGAGCCGTCCGTGCCGGACACGTCAGCCGTGCCGCTGGCAACCTCTGCGGCCATGGTGCGGGCGGCGTCCTTGTAGAGGCTGGCGGTGACGGCGTCGCCGTCGCGGGTGGCCTCGAACCACAGCACGCCGCCGTCGGTATTCTCGGCGCCGGCCTTGGTCCTCAGCCCCGAAAGCCTCCACCGCGACGTGGTGAAGGCCTCGCCACGGTTCTCGTAGCAGATGATGGATTCCCACTTGCGTGACATTTTGGGTTCCTCAGCGTTTTGCGTTTTTCTTCTCCGCCCGCTGGGCGGCCTGTTCGTGCTGGCGGCGGATCTGCTGCTTTTCCTCTGGCGATACGCTCCTGGTCCGCATCAGGTCGCGGATCTGCGTCGAGGCCAGGCGGTCGACGGTTCGGCGGTCAAGAGGCATTTCTGCTTCTCTTTCGCGGCGCGGCGGCTTCGGCGGACGTCTCGCCGGCGGACGGGGGCTCCGAGCGGGCGGCCTGGCCGCCGGAGGAAGGCTCGGGCGCGGCGAGGCCTTCGACCATCATTCGCGCGTAGACGGCATGGTCGGCCTCGGCGCGTCGGCCCTCGATCTCGTCGATCTGTTCGGCCGTCGGGGCGTCGGGCTGGTCGAAGGGGTGCGAGAAGCCCTTCTCGCTGCGGTACCAGCCGAGCTTGCTGATGCCGGGGTGGCCGTTGACGTGGTCGTCCAGCGGCACCCAGACGATCTGCTTGGCGTAGGTGGCGCTTCCATCGGTGCCCAGGACCTTGCGCCAGCGGCCGGTCCACATCTCGACGGCGCTGTTCCGCCTGCACGTCCCGCCGCGCGTGCCGGGCACCTGGGGCGAGCCCTCCGGGGCGTAGCGCCATACCAGGCCCTTGTCGCAGACCAGCCAGCGCCGCCCGCGGAGCACGCGGTAGGCAATGGGCCTGCCGGCGGCGTCGGTGAGCCTGCCGCCGCGAAGGGACATCTCGGCCAGGATCTCCTGGACCTGCTGGAGCTCGTGGGCGCCCAGGTCATATGCGTCTTCGTACATTTGTTGAAAAGTCCTTTCTCGGTAGGCCGGCCCCGCGACGGGGCGCCGCTCTGGCGTGCCGCCGTAGAGCGGACTCGGACAAAACGATGCGTCTTTCCGGTGCCTTCTCTCGCAGGGGTGCGGGGGATACAAGGGATGAAGAAACGGCGAAATCAGCCACAGATGAACGCGGATAAACGCGGATGGAAGCCTTGTTCGTCAGCGTTGGTTGGACCTTTCGGCGCCTCATGACGGCCTCAGAGGGCTGAAAGCATCGCTTTTGAGGAAACAGAGGGTCTCCATGTGCTTTGAGAAACCCCCGCTCGGCCAGATCATTGCCGGGCTCCTGTTTCCTCAAAAGCGATGCGCCCACACCGCAGGGCAGAATTGTGCAAAATCCAGCAAGGACCGACAACTATCTGCGTTCATCTGCGTTCATCCTGCGAAAACGATTCTTCTGTATCCCTTTCATCCCCCGCATTCCTGCGAAGAAGGAGTCTTTACATAGGGCCCGGGGACAGGGCACCGTTCAGATGCCCCGCCCCGGAGCCGGAGTTGAAGGAAACGAGCGCTACGCGTCGGTGATGATCGGCACGCCGAAGGTGTCGACGTTCTCGCCGACGCCGTAGGCGATGGTCGCCACGACCTCGGTGCTGCGTGCCGAGGCGTCGCGCTGGTACTCGACCCTAAGCGGGCGGAGCTGGACGAGCGTGAGCGCGTCGCGGACGAACATCGCGCCGGCACGGTCCGCCCCGGCGTTGGCCGTGTCGACCTCGGTGGTGACGTAGATCGGCACGCCGCAGAAGACGCCCCAGAAGCCGTTGGTGGTCAGCCCCTCGGGCAGCCGGCCCTCGCGGATGAGCTCGGGCAGGTTGGTGAACACGGCCGCGCCGTTCGACGCGGCGGTCAGGGCGTTGAACAGGTCCATCTTCTGCACGGGGTGCAGGACGCAGACCTTCTGGCCTGGCGCGTTGGCCAGCTCGAGGGTGTAAATGGCCTCGATGAAGTTGGCAACGGTCAGGTCGGCGCCGCTGGTGCCGACGGCGCCCGAGCCGGAGCTGTTGAGGCCGGCCAGCAGGGCGCAGAGGTCGCCGTCGACCTTCTGTGCGATGGCCCGGCCGCTGGAGCGGGCCCAGACGGCCAGATCGTTGAGGATGGCCGTCTCGAGGGCCAGGTCGGTCACCTCGGTGCTCAGGCCGACCTCGCCGATGGTGATGGAGGCCGTGGTCGCCGGCGTGCGGGCCACGGCGGCCAGGTCGGCGTCCTCGTCGACGCCCGCGGCCGCGGTGGTCGGAAGCTGCGTCTGCTCCCAGACCTTGCCCTGCCCGGCGCCGAGCAGCTCGCGCTGCACCAGGCCGGCCACGACGATGTTCGGACGGGTCTCCTGGAGGATGTCGGCCGAGATAAGCTCGCTCGGCACCCATGCCTCCAGGGTTGTGGTGGTGGTTTGTGCCATTGGATATTGCTCCTGATGGTTGGAGTTGTGAAAGGTCAAGTAACAAAGCAGGCTTTAGAAGAAGGTCTTAGGTCCTAGCTCTTAGGTCTTAGGTCTTAGGGTGTCCAAAGCCCCTGTGGTGGCTGCTCGTGCGAGCGAGGATTGTGGCCGGCTCTCTGTTGGCCGCGGCCACCGCACTGTGCGCCCTAAGAGCTAGGAGCTAAGACCTATGACCTCTCTTCAGCCGCTTAGATGTAGCCCCCGTCGTCGGCAAAGGAGCGGCCCAGGATGCTGTCGCGCTGCTGACGAGTCATGCGGTTGGCGACGGTCAGCCGCTGTGAGGGCGGCAGGGCCATGAACTCGGCCTTCGACTGGGGCATGGGGTCCATGTGTGTCATCACTCCCCCGGCCTGGCGAGCGCCGCTGCCGGGGATCACTGTAGATCGGACAAGGTTGGCGTTCTCCGGCAGGGCCAGGAACGTCTCCACGAAATGCCGCGCGTCGCGGATCGGCTTGCCGCCGTCGATCGCCGCCTGGCCGTCGGGTGCGGTGAAGTGGGCCTCGTACCGGCCGTCGGCGGTCTCGATCATCCGCACGCGCCCACGCAGCAGCGCGACAACCTGATCCGGGTTGATCGCGTTGGCTCGTGCGGCCGCGACGCGAAGCTCCTGGTCGGCAAGCAGGTCGGCCAGGCGTTTTTCGAGCATTTCCTTTCGCCCGCGAAGGGCCTCTACCGAGGCCTGAACGGGGGCAGGAAGATGCTCTTGGACAGCCTGGAGATCCGCTGCCTGAGCGTCGGCGGGCATTTCCATCTCCGCCGACCCTTGTGGCCCCCCTTGGGGGCTTACGGCCTGTCTGGGCTGCCGGCCGGCCTTGGAGTCCTGCAAGGCGAGCCGGTCCCCTTGGGGGCCTGAGGCTTGCTGATCAGCCATCCGGCCAAGGCGGGCTAACAGTTGGTCCACCTGGGCCGTCAGTTGCCGAACCTTCTCCTTGGCCGCCTGCCTCTGGCTGACGACCTTGTTGAACTCGGCGCGGGAGACAACATCCGGCTCGGCGGCATCTCTGCCGTCAGTGCCCTCACCTGCCGCGCCGGGTTCGTTTTGCGGGGCCTGTGCCCCAACTGATGCCGCGTCCGCAGACAAGTCATGCTTATCGCTGGAGTTTTCCATGCGTTTCCTTCGCTGGGGGTAGTAGCCGGTAGCCCGTAGCCGGCGCAGCCCTGCGCAGCCGCAGGCGAAGTAGGGTAGTCGGTATAGGTCTCATAGGACCTATAGGACTTATGGGACCCATTGCTCTGAGCGGCATGCGGTCAGCCACCGGCAGGCGGCACCGCCTTTCACTGGCTACTGGCGACCGGCTACTGATTACTCGTTCCGCGTAAGCGGAGCGTTGTCGATCTGTTCGGAGATTCGCTCGTGCTGTGGCGAGCCGTCGCGGACTAGCATGTTGGCGAGTTGGCGGGTCATCTCGCGAGTGACCTCCGTCAGCGACGCGGACACCGCCCCGCAGCCCGCTACCCAGGTGCGGATGTTGTCGAGCATCTCTCCGACGGGCTCCAGGACGAAGTCGCGGTTGTACGTCACGCTGTAGCCCAGCAGCCCGGCCGCCTCGTGCGGGGCGATGGAGTCGCCCGTGGCCAGCACGACGGCCTGGCGTATCATCTCCAGTTCCGCCCGCTCGCACTGCAAGGCAGAGGCGCGAAGTTCGTTGTCCAGGTCGGTCCGCTCCATGGCCAGCTTCAGGCCGCTGCCGGCGGAGGCGGTTATCTCCGCCATCCCGCCGCGGAACTTCAGCAGCCGGAGGATCTCGCCGAGGTACAGCAGCAGCCACTGTCGCTTTTCGATGATGTGCCCGACGTCGCCCTGCACGACCCGCAGCGTCGCCGACGGGTCCTGGGCGCTGATGAGCATCCCTCCGCCGTAGGTGTCCGGCAGCTCGCCCTTCTGGAAGCCGGTGGCCAGCCATCTCGGCACGGACGCCAGGAGTTCCGAGTCGGCCTGGCTCTTGAGGTTCATCGCCACGCGGGCCACGAGGGCCGGCCGGGTGACCAGCGAGAGCGACACGCCGCCACAGCCGGGCTTCTGCGACTCCGAGAAGTACAACTTGACCACGGGCGCCTGGCCCAGCGAGTGCGAGCCCTCGCGCAGGAGGACAACGTCGGCCGGCGCGTCGTCGCCGTCGCCGCCCCGGTCGCCCGGGCTGGTGGCACTGCTGGGATTCTGTGGGCAAGAGGCGCGCCACAGCCGGTAGCCGTCGGCCGTGAGAGTCAGGAAGTCCGCGGACTGCCCGCCCTGGCCGGCCAGCTCGTCGGCTGAGGCTCTCCGGCCGAGGCAGTAGCGCACCCACGTGAAGTTCCGCGAGCCATTGCATGCCCAGTCGGGCCTCTCCAGCGGCGTAAACTGCATGAAGTACGGGCGGACGCCCAAGGCGGCCTGGTCGCGCCGCGTGCGGATTTCCGCGCCTTGCGGCGCGTCGGCCACCTGAGTGACGATGTCCACGCCGGTGACGTAGTGGTTCCACACGGCCCGCCGCATGAAGGCGTCGAGCGATGTGCCGTCGCCGTCGGCGTCGTGGATGAGCGGCTCGATGATGTCGCGGTACCGGCTTGCCGGATCGACCGTGCGCTTGGGGGCGGTCCGCCATAGGTTGTCCACGCGGATTCGCACGCCGTCGCGGCACATGTCCAGCGGCACGCACATCTGGCGGCGGTAGGCATAGTCGTCGTCGTGCTCGCTGGGCGAGAACCGCGGCAGGTACGTTCCGCGCTCGAGCACGTCGAGGGTCATCTCGGCCGCGTCGGTCTCAAGCTGCCACCGCGGCCTGTGAAGCCGCGCCAGCGCACCTTCGTCGAACGGGTTGAAGTCGTCAGGCATTGGTACCCTTTCAGCTTCGGCAGGGATTCAGGGGATGCAAGGGATAGAAAACAGCATTCTTAACGCAGAGAACGCAGAGGAAGGAATCAGGAACAACTTCTTCTCTGCGCTTTCTGCGATCTCTGCGTTGAGATCTTGTTTTTAGCCATTCACGCATACCCGAGCCGCCGCAATTCCGTCCGTCGCGGCGAGCAGCGGTTGACGGCAAAGTATCTCAGGGCGTCCATCGCGTGGTCGCACGGCTGGGGTTTCAGGGGCTCGTCCACGTATTGCCCGTTGACCTGCCGGCTGCGGTAGGTCTCGAACGCCTCGATGAGCCGGGTGCAGTTCGCGGCGACCTTCAGCCTCGGCGGGCCTGCCGCCGGCTGGAGCAGTGAGCGGATCAGGTTGATCCCGTTGCGGACCTCCCTTGCCCACGGCGAGGTCGCGTAGGTGCACGGGATTCCCATGGCCTCGAAGACCTGCACGTCGCTGTAGCCGGTCTGGTCGTTGCGGCTGGCGCCGGCGGGGTCGCAGTACGTGGCCTCGACGCGGAGGTTTTTATCTTTGTCTTGATGGCGGGCCAGCACGCCGCGGGCGTTGTCGGCCGTGGTCGTGTGCCGGCTGCAATACTCGTCCACCACATACACGTTGCCGGCCTTGTCGGCCTGGATCCACAGGCAGACGAACTCATTGAAGCCCCAGTCGATTGCCCGCCAGGTCGGCAGTTGCGGCCGGAGGACAAGCTGGCGGTCCACGTGCACGCGGCAGTCGAACGCGGGGTAGATCAGGCCTTCGAGGCTGGGCCTCAGGCATTCGGCCTCGGCCTGCCACTGCTGGACTGACCACTGGTGTAGCTGCTTGATGGCGTCGTCGATGGCCAGCACGCCGCAGGCGTCGGCGGCGATGCCCAGTTCGCGGCCGCCCTGGCCGTGATACTGCCGGGCCTTGGCCACGCACGGCCCGCCCAGCGGGCAGGAGCCGCAGTTTCGGCCGTTGTCGTGGCGGCCTGGCTCGCAGCGTTCGATGGTCTCCCAGATGTTCCACTTGTGCAGGCGAATGCCGCGCTTGTGGGCCTCGGCGACCAGGCAACTCATCGGCCCGCCGGCGTGGTGCCAGGTCGAGGTGTCGATCGTCCTGGCGGCGGCGCCGCGCCGGCTGGCGAGCATGCCGACCGATGCGGCGAGCACGTCGGGGTCGATCTCGTCCACCTCGTCGCGGAAGAGCCGCTGGACCTTGGCCCCGCGGACCCGTTTCTGGCTTGCGGCGAGGATCTCCATGTCGCCGTTGTCCAGCCGCGTAAGCTGCCGGCCGGGCTCCTGGCGAAGGCGGTCGCCCAGCAGACGCAGGCACCACTGGGCCCAGTAGGCGTATAGGTGCCGCGCCTGGTCCTCGCTGCCGGACAGCACGCGGGCCCGCAGCGGCGCCGGCGAAAAGCGGAACTCCATCGCCGCGACGATCGAGGCCGAGAGGGTCTTCATGCCGCTGCGGTTCGCCCAGACGGCCAGGTCGGCGCAGGGCCTTTGCAGGGCGTCGGTCACGAAGTCCAGCGGCGTCGAATGGCCGGGCGTGAATGCCTTGTGCGGCAGCCGCACGCCGAGGTGCTTGTGAACGTAGAGCCAGATGTCATCCCGGGCACAGGGCGGTTTGGCTGACAATGGCCTGGTCCCTTCGTTTCACCGCATATCATTATTGGCAAGGCTCGTGGCCGCTGGTATCTTCGTAAGGATGTAAAGGTCGGTCGTTGTCCGTCGCTTGTGCGGCATGAGAAAAGGAGAACACACGATGGCAGATCTCGTTTTCAACAAGAGCAAGGGCACGCTTACCGCGTTCGGCAAGACCTGGCCCGCCGTGTCCGGCATTGCGGGCAAGTACCAGCCGCTGCCCACGGGCCCCTATTCAGTCCCGCCCGGATCGCTGATGACCGGCACGGAGCAGGTCGAGGGGGTGGGCTTCAACAGCAAGTACGCCTTCCCCGCGTACAAGGACCGCACGGGCTTCGGCTGGTTTCTGTGGCTTGGCCAGGGCAACCTTGGCATCCACCCGGACGGCAACGTTCCCGGCACGCAGGGCTGCATAGGCATTACCTCGATCAACACGCGGGGCCTGTTCGAGGAGCTCCGCAAGCGCAACGGCCAGTCGCTGAGCGTCAGCGTCGAGTGAGCCGGCGGCAATCACTCCTCCGGCGGCGGGCCGTCGAACTCGGTGAGGATGCGCCGCTTGGTTTCCCGCGGGAGCCTGACGGGCCTTGGCGGGCCGTGGCGGGCCGCGACAGTCGCGGGCACGTCCGCCGAGTTATGCGCGGCCACGCCCGAACCAGACTGCTCGATGTCCGTCGAGCGGTTGAGTATTTCCTTGGCGGCCGCGAGGGACGCGGTCCCCGGCTGGCTCCTGACGGCGTTTTCCAGGGCCTTTATCGCCTCGCTTTGAAGCGACACCAGCCGCCACAGCGTGCGGCGGCACTCGCAAGCCAGCGCCTGATCGATGCGGCGAAGTATCCGCCGACGCTTGCGGCCCGCCAGCACGGCGTCTATTTGCGGAAGG